TACTGGTAAGTGAATACACACCTAGCCGGGGGAATGATAAGTTTGTGCGATTAAATTCGGTAACGGATTTATTTAGATCGGGAAAAGTTTGGGCGCCGGAGACTCGGTGGGCCAGCGAAGTGATAGAGCAGATGGCGTCTTTCCCCAATGGCGAGCATGATGATTTGGTGGACTCAAGTACCCAAGCGCTGATAAGATTCAGGCAGGGTGGGTTTTTACGTTTGGATTCTGACGAACGTGAAGAGCTGCAGAGCTTTCGCCGCAAAGCGGTTTACTATTAAGGATTAAATAATGGCTACTAATATGTTTCCATCCATCAACCCAGCGCCTCTCGGGTTGGATGCACTTGACATACCAGACGATAGCGTCAGTATGGAAATTGAAATTGAAAATCCTGAAGGGTTGAAGATTGGAATGGACGGCATGGTCATTGACATGCTGGAAGAGCCAGAAGAAGAATCGTTTGATGAGAACCTGGCCGATGTAATGGATGCGGGTAAGTTAGCTGGGATAGCTACTGACATCATTGAGATGGTGGACGCAGATATTAATTCCAGAAAAGAATGGGTTGAGATGTATGTCAAAGGACTAGACGTTCTTGGCATGAAATACGAAGAAAGAACCGAGCCGTGGAATGGTGCTTGCGGTGTTTTCTCTACCATTTTGACCGAAGCTGCTGTACGGTTTCAATCAGAAACAATTTTGGAAACGTTCCCTGCCCAAGGCCCTGTTAAAACAGAAATCATTGGCGCTATTGATAAGCTGAAAGAAGACGCGGCCGAGCGGGTTCGGGAAGATATGAACTTCCAGCTAACGGAAGCTATGCCCGAGTACCGACCCGAGCATGAAAGAATGCTGTATTCATTGGGTTTAGCTGGCGCGGCATTTAAAAAGGTGTACTTTGACCCGTCGTATCAGCGTCAAGTAGCTATTTTTATCCCTGCTGAAGATTTTATTATTCCCTATGGCGCCTCTAGCGTCATCAATGCCGAGCGTGTGACCCACGTAATGCGCAAAACAAAAAATGATATTAAGAAATTACAGGTTTCTGGCTTCTATCGTGACGTAGACCTGGGTGAACCCGTCAGTATTCATACAGATGTAGAGAAAAAGAAGGCCGAAGACCAGGGATACAGCCTAACGGACGACGACCGGTACCAGATTTTGGAGGTTCATATTGATTATGACCTACCAGGGTACGAAGATGAGGATGGAATTGCTCTACCTTACGTGATTACCATAGACCGCGGCACGACAGAGGTGCTTTCTATCCGTAGAAACTGGTCAGAAGACGATGATCGCAAGCTAAAGCGCCAGCATTTCGTTCAATATACGTATGTTCCTGGCTTTGGCGCCTATGGATTGGGTTTAATTCACCTAATTGGTGGCTATGCACGGGCTGGAACGTCGATTTTGCGCCAATTAGTGGACGCTGGCACGCTTTCTAACCTGCCTGGCGGTCTTAAATCCCGTGGATTACGCATAAAAGGGGACGATACACCCATCAATCCGGGCGAATTTAGGGATGTAGATGTGCCTTCTGGCACTGTGCGCGACAACATTATGACGTTGCCGTACAAGGAACCGAGCCAGGTTTTGTCTGCATTGCTCGACAAAATCACCCAAGAAGGCAGACGTTTAGGCTCGATTGCGGATATGCAAGTGTCTGATATGTCAGCTAACGCCCCAGTGGGTACGACATTAGCGCTATTAGAACGTCAGCTTAAGAACATGTCGGCCGTTCAGGCGCGCGTTCACTATTCCATGAAGCAGGAATTTAAACTGCTGCGTGTAATCATTCGAGATAACACGCCAGGTGAATATGAGTTTGACCCATCCAGTGGCGACCGCATGGCCAAGCGGGAAGACTACGACATGGTGGATGTTATTCCCGTGTCGGACCCTAATAGTTCTACGATGGCGCAGAGGATCATGCAGTACCAGGCTGTTATCCAGCTGGCGCAGCAGGCTCCCCAGATTTACAACTTACCTGTTCTACATAGACAGATGATTGAAGTGCTAGGTATTAAGAATGCTGACAAGTTAGTACCAGTGGAAGATGACATGAAACCGCGCGACCCTGTGAGCGAAAACATGGCCTTCTTAAATGGCGAACCAACCAAAGCGTTTATCTACCAGGACCACGACGCACACATTGCTGTTCATACTTCAATGATGCAGGACCCATTGTTGATGGCGCAGATTGGCCAGAACCCACAAGCTCAGAAGATGATGGCCGAAATCCAGGCGCACATTGCAGAACACCTGGCCTATGCTTACCGCAAGAAAGTGGAAGAGCAGTTGGGCGTTCCAATGCCGGCGCCAGATTCGGAGCTGCCAGAAGAAGCAGAACTTATGCTTTCTCGTTTGGTGGCTCAAGCGGCAACCCAGTTGCTGGCTCAAAGCAAAGGCCAGGTTCAGCAGCAGCAGTCTCAGCAGCTGGCTCAGGACCCAGTGGTCCAAATGCAACAAGCGGAATTGGCTATTCGCAAACAAGATGCCGAAACCAAACTGCTTAAGGTCAAAGGCGATCTGCAATTGAAAGCTGAAGAGTTGTCGCTCAAGGCGCGTGAAAGTGCGGCAAAAACTGGTGAAGACCCAGCTATGGCGGCTATGCGTTTGCAGCAAGAAATTATGCAAGCCCAAGAGTTGCACGGTTTAGAGATGGCTGCTAAACAAATGGAACTGCAGCAAGCCCAGGCTCAGCAACAGCAAGCAGCGATGCAGCAGCAACAAACGCAGCAACAAGCCATGGCCCACGGCGGCCAGGTGCATGCACAGAAGTTGTCTCACGCAGATCAGGCGCACGCTATGAAGATGCGCCAAGCAGCGACGGCTGAAAACGTTAACAACCAAAATACTTCCAAGGATGAATGATGGATCACAAACTGCTTGATATCTTGAACGGGAAGCTGAACGAGCAAGTCCAGCAGTTGGTCGATGTTGTTAGTGCTGGTGGAGCTAAATCCCATGAGCATTACAAAGAACTGTGCGGAACTATCCGAGGTCTGCAAACCGCACAGATGGAAATTGCTGACCTTGTGCGAAAACTTAAGGATTATGACGATGACTGAATTTGATGTGCAAGCCGTAGATCTTTCTGGATTGCTAAATACATCCACGGAAGAGAAGGCCAAGCAAGTACCTGACCCGGCTACATACCATATCTTGTGTATGTTGCCTAAGGCAGAAGAAGAGTTTAGTGAAACAGGGATTTTAAAATCTGCCACAGCAATGCATCACGAGGAGCTTCTATCCCCCGTGCTATTTGTTGCCAAGATTGGCCCTGATGCTTTTGCAGATAAGGCTAGATTCCCATCTGGGCCCAGCTGCAAAGTGGGTGACTTTGTGTTAGTACGTCCTAACACGGGAACCCGCATGAAGATTCACGGCACCGAATGGCGCCTGATTAATGATGATTCCGTTCAGGCGGTTGTGCAAGACCCTCGTGGTATCCAACGCCCTCACTAAGGAGTAGATCATGGCAGAAATTGAAAAAACAGAATTTGAATTTCCCGATGAGGTGGAAGTTAACGCCCGTAAAGGTGGCCGAGTAGTGGCGCCGGAAGAGGATACAGAAATAGAAGTGGTTGATGACACGCCGCCAGCAGACCGTGGCCGCACACCTATGGCTGAACCGCCTAAAGAGTTTGCGGAAGATGAGCTGACTAAATATGACGAAGGCGTCCAAAAGCGCATCAAGCATTTTACAAAGGGCTACCACGAAGAACGCCGGGCTAAAGAAGCAGCTCAACGGGAAAAAGATGAGGCCATGCGTTTTGCCCAGGCAATGGCCGAAGAGAACAAAAAGCTGAAAGGTTCTGTTAACCAGAATCAGGCGGCTTTAATTGAACAAGCTAAAAAAGTAGTGGCCAATGAACTGGAAACAGCCAAGCGCCAATACAAAGCTGCATACGAATCCGGCGATTCAGAAGCCCTGGTCAATGCTCAAGAAGCTCTGACTGGCGCCAAAATGAAGGCCGATAAGGTCAATAATTTTAAACCGACCCCTTTACAGGTAGATGAAACTCCTGTACAAATGCAACCGCAGCCTACTAGACCTGCACCGATTGATGACAAACTGCTTGCTTGGACTGAAAAGAACCAGTGGTTTGGACCTAACAAACGGATGACTTCATACGCCCTTGGGTTGCATGAAGATTTGGTAGGCGAAGGGATACCCGCTGGCAGCGAAGAATACTATCGACGTATCGACGCTGACATTAGGGACAGATTCTCGGAACAGTTTGGATCCGGAGAGTCCGTTGATGCTAAAACTCAACGCACTAAATCCAACATCGTTGCACCTGCAACGCGTAGTACAGCACCGCGCAAAATCGTGCTTACGCAGACCCAGGTGAATATCGCTAAGCGGTTGGGAGTTCCATTGGAACTGTACGCCCGTAAAGTTGCTGAAGAAATGAGGAAAACATAATGGAAAAAACTAACCGCGCACCACGCGAACTTGAAACCCGCGAAAAGGCGGAGCGTCCTAAACAATGGATGCCCCCCAAACTTCTACCCGATCCGAAGCCGGAAGAGGGTTATGCGTTTCGCTGGATCAGAATTGCGTCGCAAGGAAAAGATGACGCCACGAACTATTCCTCGAAACTGGCTGAGGGCTGGGAGCCCGTTAAAGCATCTGATCATCCCGAGATTCGTCTGTTTAATTCTGCTGCTGCAAAATTTCCAGACAGTATTGAGGTAGGTGGCCTGCTGCTTTGCAAAACACCTGTGGAGTTTACTGAACAGCGTAATGCGTATTATCGCCAACAAGCGGATGCCCAGATGCAATCAGTTGACAACACATACATGCGCGAGAATGATCCACGGATGCCCATGTTCAAAGAACGTAAGTCCACGGTCACTTTCGGAAAAGGTATTTAAATTTTTTTGGAGACTTAAATGTCAATGACCAATACCCCCTATGGCCTACGAGCCATAAATCGTAACGACGGCATGCCCTATGCTGGCGCTACGAGTCAGTTCTTGATTAACCCAACTAGCGGCGCTGGTACTAACTTGTTTTTTGGACAAGCAGTTATCATTGACGCAGACGGTTATATTGCTTTAGCTACCGCTACTGGCGCAGACTTGACTACCAATAACCTTGGTGGCTCTAGTCTTGGTGCTTGGGGCGTGTTTGTTGGTGCATCCTACATCAACGCACAAGGCCAGCAGATTTACGGTCAGTACTACCCCTCCGGCACAACCGGCGTGGTGACTGCATACGTTATCACTGACCCTAACGTGACATTCCAAGCTCAATTGGATGGTCAAGTAACTCAGGCCGCTCTTGGCGCAAACACCTTCTTTGCTGCTGCGCAGTCTACTTCTACAGGTAACACCCGTACAGGTAACTCTACCAGCGCTTTGGAAAGCACAGTAGTTACTACTGCCGCTGCGTTTAAGATCATCGGTTTCGCTTCTCCATTGACCGACACATACACAGAAGTGTTTGTGAAGTTCAATCCCGGCGCTTCCGCTTTCACTAACGCCGTTGGCATCTAAGGAGCTAAATCATGGCTATTTCACGCGCACAACTGCTCAAAGAATTACTCCCCGGCCTGAACGCTTTGTTCGGTCTTGAGTACGCTAAATACGGCGAAGAGCACAAAGAAATCTACGAAACAGAGACATCTGAGCGTAGCTTTGAAGAAGAGACAAAGCTGTCTGGCTTCGGTCAAGCACCAGTCAAGAACGAGGGCTCAGCCATCGCTTATGACAATGCACAAGAAGCATGGACTGCACGTTATACACACGAAACAATCGCGATGGGTTTCTCCATCACTGAAGAAGCCGTGGAAGATAACTTGTATGACAGCTTGTCTTCACGTTATACCAAGGCTTTGGCCCGTGGTATGGCTTACACCAAGCAGGTCAAGGCTGCTGCAATCTTGAACAACGGCTTTGCCGGTGGCCCCACTTATGGTGACGGTCAAGTTTTGTTCTCGACAGCACACCCCCTGGTTTCTGGTGGCACCAACAGCAATACACCATCTACCGCTGCTGACTTGAATGAAACATCGTTGGAAAACGCTGTTATTCAGATCGCTGCTTGGACAGACGAGCGTAGCTTGTTGATCGCTGCTAAGCCCAGGAAGTTGATTGTTCCTCCTTCTTTGATGTTCGTTGCTACACGTTTGTTGGAAACCGAACTCCGTGTTTCTACTGCTGACAATGACATCAACGCATTGAAGAACAACGGTTCTATCCCTGAAGGCTATACCGTTAACCACTACCTGACAGACACCAATGCTTGGTTCCTGTGTACAGATGTGCCTAACGGCTTGAAGCACTTCGTGCGTACCCCCATGTCTACAGGCATGGACGGTGACTTTGACACAGGTAACGTTCGTTACAAAGCCCGTGAGCGTTACAGCTTCGGCGTGTCAGATCCTTTGGGCGTGTTCGGTTCACCCGGCGCTTAATATTTCTTAGGAAATATATGAAGGGGGGCCTTGTGCCCCCTTTTCTTTTGTTGTATATTGCTTTTAATCCGGGCTTATCCGGTGTTCTGACAGTCCCGGCTGACGACATGCAGACAGAACACCACAACTTGCATGTAAGGAATACATCATGGCACGTACTACGTTTCAAGGCCCAGTTCGTTCATTGGGCGGCATTTATCAACAAGGCCCAGCGACTGTTGTTGATATCACCACAAGCACCACATTAAGTCCAGAAGCTCACGGCGGTCGCATTATTGCGGTTGGTGGTTCTTTGGCAGCAGCAGTCACTTTGACTTTGCCAGCTATTAACGTATCAGCAAACTCTGTTACATCTGGCCCTGGTCAAGACCCAAGCACCGCCAACAACGAAGGCGTTGTGTACACAATCTGGGTTCCTACTACCATTTCTACTAGCTCGTTGAAGATTGGTACAACTTCTGGTTCTGGCGATTTGTACGTTGGCACTGTGATATCTGTTGATTCAGACTCATCTGGCGCAGTTGTTGGCTTTACTGCCAACGGCTCTTCCAATGACTTCATCAACTTGAACGGTACAACCACCGGCGGTGTTGCAGGCACATGGATTCAAATTGTCGCAGTTGCTGCTGACAAGTACATGGTGACTGGAAACGTTATTGGTTCCAGCACTGTCGCTACACCCTTCGCAGATTCCTAATCAACCCAAGGGGCTTCGGCCCCTTTTTTAAAGGAGATTGATTATGATGCAAACGGACGTTAAATCGGGCCACCTTAACAACTCAGGTTTTATTGTTTTGGGGCGCAATAGGCTCAAAGCTGTTTCTATAGTTGGTACAGCTAATGCTGGAACACTAGACATTTTTGATACAACTACAGCACCCGTTGCTGCAACGTATTCAAGAACTGCTGCGGTTATTACTGTTACCAAAGTAGCCCACGGTTTGGTTACTGGCAATGTAGTTGGTATTACCTTTGCAACAGCAAGCGGGTCATCTGGCACAAACGGTAATTACACAATTACACGCACAGGCGCAGATACCTTCACAGTTACAGACATTAACTCTGGCAACATTGCTGGCGGAACAGTAGCCGCATACGCATCTTTATGGCTTGCTAGTTATGACATTGGCGCAGGTGACTTGTTTGGTAATTTTGCGTTGATTCCCGGAGAAGGGATACTGGTTAGAAACGGCATCTACTTAAGTATGTCTAACATAACTTCTGCGAACATTTACTATGGCTAAGTCACCAGCATGGCAGAGGAAAGAAGGCAAATCCGAGAAGGGCGGCTTGAACGCCAAGGGTCGGGCCTCCGCGAAAGCGCAAGGTATGAACTTGAAACCTCCCCAGCCGGAAGGCGGCTCACGGCGCGACTCCTTTTGTGCAAGGATGAGTGG